CCGATCCAACCAGCACAACCCCGGATCCGGTATTGGATGTGGCCCCGGCGTTGTTACCACCCAAAACAAACATGGGTGCCCAACCCGCACCAACGCAGCAAGGCGACATTTTAAAACAGCTGGCAACGGCGGATTTGGAAACATATAGAGCCAACCGTGAGGCAGCCCGTAAAGCGTGGTTTAACCGTTAAACCATTTACACAACCCATAACCGAGGCACACCAATGGTTGATTTACATTCGATCAATACATTCCCGTACATACGGGCAATATCAGCAACCACCAATAATACGCAAATCAAAATACCATCCAGAGCTCGCAAATTAACCGTGGCTACCAAAACGGGCATTTGCAAATTTGCGTACGAGGGTGAGGATAACGGCACGCCATCGGGCAACCATTTGTTTGTTACCAATTACGGCATGGTAGAGCAAAAATTGGGGCGTGGTAAAGATCGGCCCACGTATGTGTATGTGGCAATGGATAGCGGTTCGGGCACCATTATTGTATCGTTTGAGGATGAGTAACCATGGCAAATGCAAATTTTAGTACAACCCCACCGTTTACACATGATTTTACCAACGCCACAACGATTGTGATCAATCACAATTTGGGATATCGGCCACATGTTTATGTGATTATCAACGATTCGATCATATTGGCGGATGTGCAACACACTAGCAATAACCGCATGGTTATTACCTTCCTAAATTCAGTTACGGGTACGGTGTTTTACAGTTAACATACACGTGTTGCCACATGGCAACCATTGTTAACAAATACAAACAGGATCCGTAATCATGGAATTTTTTAGCCCACAAAACGTGTTTAAAGGCCAAGTATCGATCGAGGGATCGATCAGTGCAGATAACCACGCAGTAACAAAACAATATCTCGAAGCCAATGCAGTTGTTGGCATCGCCACCGATAGTGCAAATTATGCCGAGCTTGTAACGGTTGATGGTGAAAAGCAGCTCAAATTAAAGCCACTTACCATTACCGACGTATCCGTTGATACAAGTGCTACAAGCCTTAGTAACTGGATCGCATCCAATTATACAAATGGCGATGAAAAGCAAGAAGGCGATATTATCGTACTCACAAACGTTTCAGGCCGTGCACAAACGTTTATCCACAACGGTGGTACCGCAGGCGATGCAAACGATTGGGCAGAAATTGAAGGAGCCGACGTAACCGATAGTGAAATTCGTGGGGCGTTGAGTGCATCCAGTGGTGTTAACTACAATAGCGCAACGGGTGAGTTTACCGCAGATCAAGCCGAGATCCGTGCATTTTTCGCAGCGGGTACCGGGTTATCATACGATAATAGCAATGGTACATACTCGTTAAATGTCGATAGCGACGGAATTAGCGAAGGATCCGCCAATTTATATTATACGGATGCAAGATCCAGATCAGCTATCTCGGTATCAGGTGATGGTATTGCGTACAATTCATCAACCGGGGTTATCTCGTTGGCGGTTGGCTCGGACGATATCACCGAACAAACCAACAATTTATTCTTTACCAATGCAAGATCACGCAGCGCATTGAGCGTTGGCGCAGCTGGTGCCGAGGATGTGCAATTATTGACATACAATTCAACATCGGGTGCAATGTCTGTTTTGTTGAGTGATGTATTCAATGAATTTACCGCCGGTACTGGTTTATCGTTTGATGGTGGCGAATACTCATTAAATGCCACAACATCGAACATTGCCGAGGGTAGCCGCCTGTATTACACTGATGCAAGATCACGTGGGGCCATCTCGGTAACGGGCGATGGCATTTCGTATAACTCATCAACGGGTGTTATCTCGTTGGCAGTTGGTTCGGACGATATCACCGAAGAAAGTGGGAATTTATTCTTTACGGATGCAAGATCGAGATCAGCTATTAGCGCAGATAGTGACGCCGGAAACATGTTGACATACAACAGCTCAACCGGTGCTATTTTGGTTAATAAAACATCATTCCGATCAACATTTGCACCACAAAATTTGGCAGCGAATACATTTACAACACTCAACCATGGATTGGGCGAGAAAATTGTACACGTTAGTGCATACGATTCGAGTGGAAACTTGATCCAATTGGATGTACAATTAACGGATGCAAATAACTGTAAAGTTAAATCGATCAATGCGGTTACAGGCCTCGAGATCGTTGTATCGTTGTAATCATTGTTGTTACTCACAATAAAACATTTGCCTCGGTGTTTTTCCCCCATTTCGATGGGGGTTTTTTTTTGGGTTGCCAATGCCCATAAAGCGTTGTAAAATACATGTGGGATCGGGTCGCACCCGTATAAAAGCAGTAAACCCCAACGACACACCATTTTACATTAAACACAATTACCATTGGGGTTTACCATGGCTAACATTACTAATCATAGCTTGATCGGCGATCTGCGTTTGCAGCAGATGCTGAGCCAAGAAATTAAACTTTTAATTACCGACGCAAGAAATCTCCGAAACACCCCGTTTCTCGACTTTGTAGGCAGTATCAACGGCATGGGATCGGACACAATCCGAGTACGTAAAGCCGGGTTAGATGGTTACGATTCATTTAGTGAATTTACAGGCGCAACCGAAGATAACGCAGTTGCCGAAACTAGCCTTACAGATGGCCACGCCGATATCGTTGTTAAACGCCAAGCTCTTATGTACAAGATTACCGATCTTGCAAACATGACCGGCATGGGCGCAGATATCGATCCATTTCGTATTGCGGAATCAATCGCCAAATCATACGAATTGTTGTTTGCTGAATTGACCGCCACCACCGTTGCCGGGTTTACTGCATCGGTATCACAGGCTGCTGCATTGACAGTTGATGATTTTATCGCAGCATTTCAAACATTGGAATTGGCCGCATCAGGTAAGGGCGCACCGGGCCCATACGTGGCATTGTTGCACCCTGAGCAATGGCAAGATCTGCAAGCAGATATCCGCACAGAGCAAAACAACGCATTGGCATTTGCACCGGCATCATTTGAAGCAATGAGCGCAAAAGGGCCGGGCTATAAAGGTTCGTATCTCGGTGTTGATATCTATACATCATCACACATTACACAATCCGCAGGGCAACACGTTGGTGCATTGTGGGCACCGGGTGCAATTGGTTTTGCTACTGGTAAACCCGCCGCATTGGTTGGTGCCGCTGAGAGCATGGATATGGGTGATGTACTCATCGAAATGGATCGCGATGCTACACGTGCCCTTACATCGGTAGTGGGCCACTGTTACGTGGGGATGGGGATCGTAGACGCAGATCGCGGGGTCAAGCTCCTGAGCGTTGATAACTAATA